GTTTTCAAGGTTCAAATATATCTGAAAAGCATTTCTGCAATTTACTCAAAAAATCTTCATTTTAACCTTGACTTTTAATAGTTAGACTTTCTTTTGTCCCCTGTTCCTTTAACACCACTTTATATAATCGCCGTAGCGGTTATACCTTATTTATGCGCAGACATTTCGATTTTCTGTACATCTATTTTCTCAAAATCACGCTCCTTTATATGCCTAATCGCATGGTTAATTGCCTTTAACCGTTTGCTTTCACATAAATTTGCGTTTATAAAAATAGTGAATGAATTATCTTCATTTTCGGTTATTACTTCATTAACGGTCATTCCGTCCATGAAAAAAATTTGATAATCAAAACTCATTATTATCACGTTCCTTTTTCTTTAATGCCATAAGCATATCATATGTTGTTTTCAAATCTTCCGGAGTAGCATCTTTTGCAGCATCGAAAAGTACGCGCAAATCATTGTTTTCAAATAGTTTTTGAGCCATCTCAGCGGTTTCTTCGTTTAAATAATACTTCTCGCCGCCTTCCTTTTCTTCTCCAGTAATATCCGCTATTGACACATGGAGAAAATCAGCGATTTTTTGTATTTTTTCCATGCTAGGGATATTCTTATTGTACTTGCTTATCGAGCTTCTGGGAAAACCGAGTTCTTTTTCGAGTCTGTTAATAGAGTACCCTTTTGCAGTAGCCACTTCCTTAATCTGTTCATATAGTCCCATTCTGACACCTCAAAAATTTGCGCAATACAGTATTGACATACGTAAAATTTTGAGTATAATAATAATCAAGAGTTGCGCAAGATTTTACGAATGTTTGTACAGTGCGCGATATTCAATTAATTAGTTGTTGGCACTTCTAATGGTAGAATATCTTACGCATTTTGTCAATAAAAAACCGTAAAATCTTACGCAAACAATGAAATAAAGAAAGGAGAGTGTCAATGTCAATTTATAAAAATGTAAAAAATGCATGTTCTGAAGCCGGAATAACTATTACAGCTCTCGAGGCAAAATTAGGTTTTCCTCGAAGCAGTATATGCAAATGGGATGTTAATACCCCGGGGGTTGATAAAGTTAAGGCTGTTGCTGAAGAACTCAAGAAACCTATTGAGTTCTTCCTAGAGTAGTGTAACAGGAAAGGTGTCCGATAAAAAGGACTTTGAACCAGAAGAGGAGGTGAAGGTAATAATGAGAATAAAAATAATTTTTCACATAACAAGGATGGACGATGTTAGTGATGTTTTGAAGAAAGCAGAAGAATTAAAGAAAGAGAACCCCCATACAGAAATTAGTATAGAGGTTCTAGTATAGAAAGATTATTTCTTTCTGATTTCGATGGCTTTTAACCCAGTTGTAGAAATTGTGTAGCTTGTACTAGAACTATACAGGTAAATCTCTGAATGAATCCTAAAATGCTGAGATGCAATTTCATCGCCCGAATATGTTCTTATTCCGGATGAAGTAGGAATTTCGATTTTATCTACATTCGTGCACAAGTGATCATTTCCATCGAAATATGAAAAATAAACATCATACATATAGTAGCTACTCCCTTCTTAATACTCGGCATGCCGGTGCCTGTATTTAAAGTATAGGAGATTTTTAGGGACAACGCAACAAGTACAAACATTAAAACATAAACATAAACAGGAGGTGAAGAACGTGATTGTTGAAGAAATCCGCATAAGAGGTGCAACAATCCGAGTGCATGACGACAGTTATGTAAACCGTACAAAAGAAGAGATCCAAAGCAGTATAGACGCATGCAGTCGGATTATCAGAGAAGCATTAATACGAAAAGAGAAAACCGCGTAAGCGGTAGAAAGGAAGGACAAGCATGGAAGAGATGAAATTACAGGCAGCGCCGGAGTTGGAGCTGATCCCGATCGAGCGAAGAAATTTTCCGGAAGCGGATCACAAGCGGGAGAAACGAAAGATCCAGCGCAAAAGAAAAGAAAGAGACAATGCTGCAAGAGGACTGGTCACAGTAACGGTTGCCAGCATGATGTTAAATGCGGTGATGGCTGTGATTATTTACATCCTGCAGGCAGGACCGATCTAAGGAGGTGAACAAAGAAATGGACGAAGAAATAAAGAAAGACGCCGAAGAAGAAATGAACTGCATCTTGGATCTGCTCGAAGATTGGTGTCTGAAATACGATCAGGATTATGTAAATACGGTCGTACTTGTAAAAAATGATCAGATCACATCGTGGGGAAGCGTAGGCAACCAAGAAGACTTTGACGTTTACAGAACAAAAAAGCGCCCATAAGAGGCGGCAGCCTCTAGGACGCATAACTAAACAACCAA